TAAAGAAAAAAGATAGAGGAACATCGGCCGATCCTACGCTATTGAATAAATCTGTTTCAGGATTATTTAGTGATCCAAAACTTGTAAATGAGTATAATAAGCTTATTCAAGACTTCATGATTAACACGGTAATTAAGAATGCCGAAAGAAAAAATATAGTACCAAAAGGATCGACCAGAAAGGCATCAGCTGATAAAGATTCACGTCGACCAACATGGAAAAAACTCATTGCTGGTTTGCCTAATAAATTCTTTAATGCTCAATTAAAGGGTCGCGACAGTATTTTTGGAAAGATTGCAGATCTTTTTGAAAAAGAACAAGATACAATTGCAAATCAAGTTATGCAATTGACGCTCAAAACAGACTTAAAAGAACTACAGCAGTTTAATTTTGAATTTGCACTTGTCACTGGTGTTGGCAGATACTTAAAGGGTGGTCCTGTTGTAGAAAAGCCAGATGTTGTTGGAGTTGATACGGTTACGATTAAAGTTTCTGAACTTCTCAATAAAGAATCACCTAAAATGAAAATCAATAGAGAATCATTTACAGGTAATTCTGCAATGTTACAGTTATATCTGACAATTGGTGGAATGAATGCTTTAGATATTCAAATAAGATATAAAGGTTCTGGTACTTGGACATCACAACCATCTGTGACTGGATTCATGACACCAGAATTTAAAAAGTATTTGAAGGATGTATAATGATTAATTTTAATGAATTTATAACAGAACAGAAAAATACTCATATGACCCATATCGAGGACAAAGTTCTCTATGGTGGAGTAAAAGGTGCGCGTGAGGCAATCATCGCACTTCGTTCTTTACGCGACATGCTAGCTGGTGAAAAAGACGGTAATGTTTCTATTAAATGGGATGGAGCTCCAGCCGTATTTGCTGGTATCGATCCAACAGATGGACAATTCTTTGTCGCTAAAAAAGGTATATTTAATAAAAATCCAAAAGTATATAAAACGGATAAAGATATCAATGCCGATACTTCTGGTGATTTAAATAAAAAACTAAAATTAGCACTGAAACATTTACCAGAACTTGGAATTAAAGGAGTACTTCAAGGTGATTTTGTATTTGGTCCAGGTGATGTTAAGACGACTCGAATCAAAGGGAAGTCCTATGTTACGTTTCACCCCAATACGATTGTTTATGCAATACCAGCTGATGCGGAGTTGGCCAAGCAAATTAAGGCAGCAAAGATTGGAATTGTATGGCATACAGAGTATAAAGGATCAACATTCGAAACCATGAGAGCATCGTATAACTATGATGCGAGTAAATTAAGAACGTCAAGGAATGTATGGTCACAAGATGCACAGTTAAGAGATGCAACTGCTGCTACGATGACTGCAGATGAGACAAAAGAAGTAAATGATTTATTAAGTTTAGCCGGTAGAACATTTAATAAAATCGCTGGTAGCGCGCTAAGACAATTAGAAAAGAATCAAGTATTAGCTCAGCACATCGAGACCCATGGCAATTCATTTGTTCGAAAGGGCGAAATGCCACCAGATCCTAAAGCAAGAGTAAAAGATTTAATTAAATGGATTGAAAATAAATATCAAAAAGAAATCGATAAAAGATCCACCGAGGCTGGTAAAGCAACACAACGATCTAAGCTTGATGCTTTGTTAGACTTCTTTTCAGAAGAAAACAAAACAAGTTTAGAAATGATATTCGAATTACAAAAAGCCATTGTGGTGGCGAAATTAAAACTTATAAATAGATTAAACAAAGTTTCAAAAGTGGGTGCATTTTTGAAAACAAAAGACGGATATCGAGTTACTGGCCAAGAAGGTTATGTAGCGATCGATAGACTCGGCGGTGATGCAGTGAAACTTGTTGACCGTATGGAATTTTCATACGCCAACTTTTCACCCGATATATTAAAAGGATGGGACACGCCAGGGAGAAGTTAATGGCTAAACTTATTTCGTTTAAGGATATGCTTGCCACACCTGATGCATATGCAGGTTATGACGATCAACTAAAGTATCGTAAGCAAAGGCACAAGCGGACAGGTTCGTACGGCGAAGAATCTGAACCAACTGAAGAAGAACTATCAATTTCTGGTAGACGCAAACTCGCACGAGTAATGAAGCGTCGTAAATCTCAACTCAAAAGAGCTCGTAAGAGAGCTGAAAAGCGTATGGCTACGAAGGACGTTTTGCAAAAAAGAGCAAGGCGTTCATCGGTGGCGGCATTTGCCCAAAAGTTTGCAAAAGGTAAAAAGAAGTCAGATCTTTCGGTAGCAATGAAGAAAAGCATTGAAAAACGTGTAGCTAATCCAGCCGTTCAAAGAAGGATTGCTGTATTGACAAAGAGAACTATGCCTAAAAAGCGGCAAGCAGAGATTTTGAGAAAGAGATAATGATTTCAAGTTTTAAAAATTATTTAGTTGAAGAAGAAAAGGTGGTTTATTTTACCTTTGGTCGAATGAACCCACCCACTATTGGTCATGAGAAACTTTTAAATAAATTATCATCTGCTTCAAAGGGAAATCCTTATCGAGTTTATTTGTCTCAATCAAGTGATCCAAAAAAGAATCCATTGGATTACAAGTCTAAAGTCAAATATGCTCGTAAGATGTTTCCAAAGCACGCTCGATCTATCATGATCGACAATAAAATTAAAAATGCAATGGATGTTGCTACAAAGTTATATGATGAAGGATTTAAGAAAATCGTAATGGTTGTTGGTTCTGATAGGACTCTTGAATTTGAAACGCTATTAAACAAATATAATGGTAAAAAAGGTAGACATGGTTTATATAATTTTCAAGGTATTGATGTGATATCAGCAGGTGATAGAGATCCAGATGCTGAAGGCGCAACAGGAATGTCAGCTTCTAAGATGCGTAGTGCTGCATCTGAAGATGATTTTCCAATGTTCGCTCAAGGCTTACCAAAAACAATAAGCAATAGTGATGCTAAGGCAATTTATAATGACGTACGTAAGGGTATGGGACTAAAAGAACAAAAAGAATTTAAAAATCATGTACAGTTTGAACCAGTTTCAGCCGTACGTGAAGCTTTTCGTGAAGGAATGTTTAAGGTTGGAGAAGAAGTTGTTCTAACCAAAATGGGTATTGTTGGAAAGATTCAGGTACTTGGTACTAATTATGTTATTGTTGAATCGAGAGGTGAAAAATGGAGAGCTTGGCCTGATGACATTTCAAAGGTAGATCCAAATTATAATCCTATGGTTCCAGAAGAATATAAGTATGAATTTGGAACACCCGAAGCAACTCGACACGCAAAGAAAATGACTCCAGGTTATGAAGCAAGACAAGATCCTGATATTGGTGATAGAAAGGGCGCTCAACCAGCAGCCTATCATTCTGGTTTGAAAAAGTCAACTAAGGTCGCGCGCGATCGTCAGTTTAAGAAGCAGGCAAAAATGGATGATGATAATCCAGCAGCTTACAAGCCAGCTCCTGGCGATAAAAGTGCAAAGACAAAACCGAGTAAGCATACGCTAAAGTTTAAACAGATGTTTGGGGACGACTGATGAAATTTAAAGAATATATCGAAGAAAAATCGGATGCAGCTTTAAAAAAGAAAGCCGAAAAGTCTGGAATGCCATTGGGTATTCTTCGTAAAGTCTTCAATCGTGGTGTAGCCGCATGGCGTACAGGTCATAGACCAGGAACTACACCCGCACAATGGGGTTTAGCTCGAGTCAATTCATTTGTAACAAAATCATCAGGAACATGGGGAAAGGCAGATAAAGATCTTGCCGCTAAAGTAAGAGGAAACTAAAATGAAAACGTTCAAACAATTAAGAGAAGAATTAAATCATCAGTTAGATGAAAGGGCGGCAATCCACCCAGATATTGTGAATAGATTAAACCAAGGCATTGGTCGTCGCACACACAACGGCCACGAAGGGGCTTCAATTGAACATGACAACTATGCAGATGAGCATAAAGGTACTCCAGCAGGAAAGTTCCATGCAAAAGCGGCGATGCATCACAACAACGCTTCAGCTGCTCTAAAGAAAGGTCATATGGCTAACGCTCTAAAACATTCTCAGATGGCCGCAAACGCTGCAGCAAAAGCCAAAGCAGCTGGAGGTTCTGCTAGTGGATCAGCTGATGTTCATAGAGATCATGAAGGTCACGCGGAGACAACGGCCAGTAACCGGAAGTATCGCGCTGATAAAATTACCAATGTCAAACGGGCAGCTCGAGCTAATCCTATGAAAGCTACAATAGGTAAAACTGTTAGCAAAGTCAAAAAGATGTTTAGAAGAGAAGACGTTGAGCAGCTTGATGAGCTTTCTCCTGAACTTATGACTCGGTACGTAAGGAAAGCAATTCCGCAACAGTTCAAGAAACATCAAGCCGCACGTGATCGTGGTCATAACTATATGACTAAAACTGGTGGCGATGATAAAGCTAAGAAATATCAAGCACAAGCCGACCGTCGTAAAAAAGGTATTGACAGTGTTCGTAAGAGAATGAGCTCAGACGGCATGGTTGGCAAATCAGGTAGAGCTTCAAGGCCACAAGGTGGACTAAGACCGGGTAAGGGATCTTCTTATCGTGTAGATCCATCTAAGGTCAAGGGTTTTAGAAGTAAGTATTTGGATCAATAGGAGACAATAATGCCGTTAAAAGTGTCAGATGGTATTGAAGCTTGGATTAAGGACTTTCAAAAGTCTGATGCTCCACAGTTCAAAGGTAAGGATAAAGAAGAGCGACGAGACATGGCTGTTGCGGCTTATCTTTCTGCAAAACGTGGTCCTTTAAAGGATGAAAGGGTTCGTCAAGAAGCACAGACTGCTAAGCAAAAAGCCGATATGGATGCGGCCATAGCTGCTTTTAAGGCTAAAGGCGGTAAGATCAAGAAGCTTCCTCCTGGCAAAGCTGCTGGTTATCATGGTAAAGATGACCCAGGTAAAGATATCGCTGGAATACTTAAAACGCGTGATACACGTGGAATCGGCACTCGTAAAAAGGCGAGATCTATGAGAGCTGGCTATAATATGGGTGAAAGTGTTATTTTAGAAAACGCTAAGCTGAAAAAGATTAAACAGCTTGGTATGCTCGGTTTGGTTGATAGAAGCGATGTACAAAGGCTTATGAATGCCATGAAAGCCATGGACGCTGGTAAAGAAGTTCCAAAGAATCAAAGGGCAGTGATCTTTGATGCGTTTAACAGTTTAATCGATTTGGTTACTGGTGACACTACAGTATTCCAAAAAGCAAAGAAATCTGTTAAGGAAGAATATCAGTTTAATGAAGCAGTAAATTATAGATTTGTTGCAATTGATCGTGTCGGTAAAGTCATTGGTTTTGCATCAAAAGAATCTGATGCTAAAGATATGGCACGAAGAAACAGAGGTAAAGTTGTTGCATTAAAGAAACCTATGTCACCTAAGAAGGGTGATATGATGGTTAACCGTCCTTTCAAAGAAGCAGTTGATCCATCAGACACTGGTGGTGCTGAAGAGACAAGCATGGCGATGAAACAAGTCAAAGCAATGCGTCACTTCCTTGACGGTATTGAAATGAGAGTCAAATCAACAGGTGATATGGAAGAATGGTATCAGAATAAGTTGACAAAGGCTAATGACTATCTGAAGACACTTTATTCTTATGGCAAAGGTGATTCAACAAACGAAGCGGTAGACGACGATACTCTTAGAATGTACGCCGATAACCCAAAAATGATAAAAACTGGTCAGTTTAGAAGGTTGAAGCCTCAAGTACAAAAGGCAGTTAAAACGCACTTAAAAGCTCTTGGGAAATTAAAATAATGATTAAATTCAGCAAATTTGCTGAAGGTTTGAAAGGTGCAACTGACGCACCAAAGGGACCAGAGTCTTATGAAGATCAATATAAGCGTAGGCTTGTAAAGACGACTGATCCTGAGCATAAGGAAAAAGGATATAATTGGAGAATCAAGGGTAAAAAGAACAACGCTTTGACTAAAAAATTATATAAAAATAAACCAAGTCAAGCAGAGTTTAATAAGCAAATGAAAAGGATTGCGGGTCATGAGTTTGGATAAATTTAAGAAACATCGTGAAGATGTGATTGACAACATCTGCGAAAGCATGTACGATGACCTTGAAATTACCGAAGCTGAGTACCAAGGTAAAAAAGTAGAGTTGAACAATCCTATTCGTACTTCTGAAAATCCTGACAAAAAATTTAAGGTCTATGTAAAAAACGAAAAAGGTAAAGTAGTGGTTGTTCGCTTTGGTGATCCAAATATGGAAATCAAGCGTGATGATCCAGCACGTCGTAAATCTTTCCGTGCTCGACATAACTGCGATAACCCAGGACCAAAATGGAAAGCTCGTTACTGGTCGTGCTATCAGTGGAGAGCAGCAGCAAAAGTGGATAACTAAAATGGCGACTACTCAACAACGACTCGACCGCATCGAAGAAAAGATTGACAAGCTTGCTGACGCGATAGTATCACTGGCGCGCGCAGAAGAAAGAATTGCATCTATCGCTGATATGCAATCGCACCAAACAGAGAGATTAAATAGATTATCTAATAAAATAGATGATATTGCGGCCCAAGCCGCTGACAACGCTAGAACGGTCCAACTTATCAATAAACTGTTCTGGATAGTAATAGCAGCTGCAATTGCTGCGGTTGCTAGTAACATCTGGATGTAGGAGTAAAACAGATGAAAAATATGATAAATGGTGTTCGGGCCGCACTAGAACAAATGGCCGAAGCTAATAAAGAAGAAGTAACATATCCTCATAAAATGTATCACCCAGAAACTGGTGAAGAAGTTACAGCTAAAACACCAGAAGAGCATGACGAATATGCTAAAAAGGGTTATACTCATGAAAAGCCAAAAAATGATAATGACGACGATGATGATAACGAAGTAGATGAAGCAAAACTTGATCCAGTCGGTAAAGCTGATGCTGATATCGATAATGACGGTGACGTTGATGCTTCTGATAAGTATCTTAAAAACAGACGTAAGGCAATCGGTAAAGCTATGAAAAAAGAATCAACAGTTCGTGAAAGATTAACATCTATCTGGGAAGATGCTGCTGGTGCTAAACGTACCATGGGTGCAACTGCTCCAGAACCAATGACAAAAGATGATGAGCGTAGCGCAAAGAAAATGAAAGATGGTCATGGTAAGCCTGTAGATCCGTTAGCTGGTAAAAATGATGATTCAACTGATGCAGAACAAGCAACTAAGCCTTCACCTACACGTACTGGTGATAAACCACAAGGTGATAAGACTGCTATAAAATCTGCAACTCCTGATCATCCAGCAAATAA